ATTGGAGACAAGGAAGACAATATACCTGGGAAGAGGTTGCAGGGAAACTTCATGTTGTAAGATATGAAGAACTTGATGAGTTAATATCTATAAATTATGCAAAGTTCCGTCTAAATAAATAAAGGATTTTTGTTTAGTAGCATATTCAATGGCTTCATTTACTTGTCCACCTGGTTCTATTTGTCCTCCTTCAGCAGGTGAGCCGATAGGTGCAAATAAAACTAAAATTTTTTATTCTACAGCAACAACAGTCACTCAGGGATCTGATGGTAAAGTGAATGGGGCCGAAAGAGTTTTGTATATTGATAAAAATGGCAGTTATCAACCAGCAGCTATATCAAAAGATGGAGGAAAAACCTATAATTTTTCAGATCCAAAATACCCCTTGATGGATGGAGTTGCTGGTGCAGATTTGCAAAAGGATCTTAATAATCCTGCATCAGGAATACACAAAAATGTTGATGCTGGAATTGCAAAAGTTTTACCAAAGGCAGGGATTCCACCAACGCAACAGCAATCTGTAGTTGCTGCAACTGCAAATCAAGCAACTACTGGTGAAATTGATAGTTCCATTCCTGGAACTGGAGAATCAGTATCTGGAACATTTGATAAGAAAGATCAATTTGGAAATTTAAAATATCCTGCCAACTTGGCCGATAAACAGCAAGATGTAATTAAATTCTCAATGTTAAAATATTTACCCTCTGGGGTGGGAGCAACTCAACCTGGAGGAAAGTCAGCTAGAGGAGGATTAAAGGGTGGAATTCCTAAAGGTAGAGAAATAATAGGAACTGCTGTTCTTCCAATTCCCAATGGAATCTCTGATTCTAACTTAGTTAATTGGGGAGAAGATGACATGGATGCCGTTAAGGCTGCTGTGGCAGCTGCTGCTTTTAGTGCTATTACAGGTGGTTTTAGCAAAGGAATGGAAAATGCTGGAGCATCTTTGCAAGCATTTGCTAAGGATCCTGCAACCGGAAGTTTCGCAGCAGGCACGTTTGCTGCTGCAGCTGCGGGTGGTGAAGGTTCAAAATTATTATCAAGGGCAACTGGTCAAGTCATAAATCCCAATTTGGAACTTTTATTTAATGCACCACAATTAAGACCTTTTAGTTTTACTTTTAAATTAGCAGCAAGGAGTAAAGGAGAAGGGCAGACAATTCTTAAAATTATAAATTTTTTTAAGAGAGGAATGTCTCCAATTAGAACAGATGGTAATTTGTTCTTAAAATCACCCAATACCTTCGCTATTGAATATTTGCATATGGGAGCAACTAATCCCAACATAGGTAGAATAAAAGAATGTGCTCTACAAAGTGTAACTACCAGTTACACTCCTGAGGGGCAATATGCAACTTTTAGTGATGGTGTGATGGTTTCTTATCAAATTACAATGAGTTTCACAGAACTTGAGCCAGTATTTAATGATGATTATGAAGGATTATCCGGAATAGGTTACTAAAATGTCAAGTTATTTTCAAAGAGTTCCAGATTTCAATTATGTTAGCAGGCTTCCTGATTCTAAAATAGGAGATTATGTTCGTGTAAAGAATTTATTTAAGAAAGGAAAAATTAGAGAAGACATCTTTCAGAATGTTGCCTTCTTTGAGAAGTATAAAATCGTTGGAGACGATCGTCCCGATAATGTTGCATTTGAAGTTTATGATGACTCCTCATTAGATTGGGTTATTCTTCTATCAAATAACATTCTTAATATTCAATCAGAATGGCCATTACCTCAAACAGATTTTGATAGGTTTGTATTAGATAAGTATGGTGATTATAATACTCTTTACAATGGTATTCATCACTATGAAACTATAGAAGTTAAAAACACTCAAGGAGTTACAATTGTTCCTACAGGACTTCAGGTAGAATCTTCTTATTCAGTAAGTTATTATGATTTCTTTACAGACCTACAAGTTACTACAGGAAATCTTGCAACTCCAATCACAAATTATGAGTATGAAGAAAAAGTAGACAATGATAAGAGAAATATTTTCATACTTAAATCCAGATACTTAAACATTGTTTTTGATGATATGGAAGAAATTATGCAATACAAAAAAGGATCCACTCAGTTTGTGAGCGAATCCTTGAAGACAGGAGATAATATCAAACTCTATAGTTGATTACTCTGCCAGTTTTTGGAAATATGAGAGTGCATCATCTTCATCTTCATCAGCAGCAGTGACTGTAGGAAGTGTAGGAGATTTGGAACGAGCATAAGACTGTTCAAGTTCTTCTAGAACTTTAGTCTCACGATTGACTGGTTGATCGTAAGATTCGTACTTATCTTCTTGCTCAACCACAGCACGAGATTGTGTAGGAGAAGAAGTATGACTCAAACCAAGAACCATATTCATCCGACGCTCAAGATCCTCATAGGACTTAAACTGATCCGGTGCAGTGATTGCAGTTAGAGAATACTCTTTCTTCCAGATTGCTTCCATAGCATCATCGTCATCCAACAAGGGACTTACACGATCAAACTCTGACTTATCATAGTTCCAATAACCATCTTTCTTTACAATCTTAATCTTAAAGTTAGCACCTTGCCAAAAATCAAATGGATTGATTGGTGTTTCATCTTCAAATTCTGGTTGCATAGCATTCAGGATTTTATCAAAGATTTTCTTACCATACTTGAACAAGAAGACTTTACCTTCGTTGGAAGGATTTGTAGGGTCTTTTACTACATAGATGTTGCTGAAGTAAGAGAGTTTGCGTTTCTGTTTACGAACAGTGTCCTTATCTTTCTCATTACCACTATTCCAGAGTTCACGATTATATTCTGAAACAGGATCTTTCTGACCTACAGTAGTCAGACTATTCTCAATATACCATCCACCATTTCCTTGAAATGCATGAGTGTATAGTTTTACCCAGGGAACTTCTTCCCCATCAAGGGCAGGAAGAAAACGGATTACTGCAGAACCCACACCTGTTTTATCCATCTCTGGTTTCCAGAGACGTTCATCGGCACCACTGGAAGTAGTACTCATTTTCTCTACTTGCTTCACTAGTTTTTCAGTGAGTGAACCAAGAGAAGATTGCTTTTTTAGATTTGCGAAATTAGACATTTATACCTCGTATTTGTAGGATTTGGCTTTTGTGTACTTCTTTATTCTACAGGTCGGAACCTATTTTGTCAATTTGTTGTTTCATCACCTCAAGCATTTTTGTCATATTATTAAAGATAACATTGATATCAACATGAGCAGGAAGACCCATCAGTTGAGTAGAGTCAGAAATTTTTTGTTTCATCTCTTTTGCTTCTGGATCATCAGACAAACTCAAACGTGTGTAAAGAATTTGTTGTTTATTCAAAAGTCTTTCCATAAGAATGACATGCTCAATTTTATCTTTCTTTGTCATAGAAGGAAATAGGAATACACTTCCATAAATTTCTTCTTGCATCTCTGAGATTTCAACCATTTCTGCACGGACAAATTCAGAATTAAAAAAACTCATTGCTCTCCTAGAATAATTTCTTTCAAAATTTTACGAAAATGAAATACATCAATATTTATGAATGGACTATATTTTTTAATTCTGCGACTGACGGTTTCCCAAACAGGGTCCTTTAATTTTTTATCAAACTTGTTCCCGAACAGGAATATTCTATCATATATCACTAGTGTTTCTAGACTAATATTCCCGCTCAGGAACTTCCTTAAAACGACTGGATGTCCCTTTTTGCAGGTAAATACATCCTCAAATTTGTGCTCTCCAAAGAGATATTCAGATTCTTCCTTAAAAAGATATGATAGTGATTGAATTTTTTTTTGCCAACTCTTATACCTTCCTTCTCCTTCTTTGATTATATCACCAATCCAAAGAGTTTCTGGGTCAGAGCAGGATGCAAAGTTTGCTACAAAGAAATCTATAACTTCTTGATCTGTTTTCTGTCTTGATACTTTTTCAAACCACATCCTATCCTTTCGTTTGTAGAAAGATTGTATCGTTGCTCTTGATTTACCACAATACTTATGATAGTC